GTATGATAACTTACCCAGTTGGTTAAAGGTAGCAACACAAGAAGATAACAAACTCTCACTTAGATTAGTAAATGGTTCACAGGTAAAAGCAATTCCATCTTCACCTGATGCAGGTCGTTCTGAAGCTCTATCTCTATTAGTTGTAGATGAAGCGGCTTTCGTTCCAGATATCAATGAGATTTGGGCATCCGCTACACCTGCCCTATCAACGGGTGGTAGTTGTATTGCACTTTCTACTCCTAATGGCGTCGGTAACTGGTTTCATCAACAATGGGTTGGGGCAGAAGAGGGTACAAATGAATTTAATCCAATTTATCTACATTGGACAGTACATCCGGAGAGAGACCAGAGATGGAGAGATGAGCAAACAAAAGTATTAGGAGAAAAATTGGCGGCACAGGAGTGTGATTGTGATTTTATTTCTTCCGGTGATACGGTAATTGCACCGGAATTATTAATGTGGTATAAGGAAACCTTTGTTAAAGACCCAATAGAGAAATCGGGATATGATGGAAATTATTGGAAATGGGAATATCCTGATTATCAAAAATCATATATGGTTGTAGCCGACGTGGCGAGAGGTGATGGTTCAGATTATTCTGCATTTCACGTTTTTGATGTAGTAAACAATGTGCAGGTAGCGGAATATAGAGGTAAAATGGAAACCAAAGATTATGGTAATTTTTTAGTGGCAGTTGGAACTGAGTGGAATAATGCATTATTAGTAATAGAAAACGCTAATATTGGTTGGGCAGTAATCCAACAAGTAATTGATAGAAACTATCAGAATCTTTATTATCAAACTCAAGATTACAAATACATTGATATTGAAAAACAATACACAAACAAATTTAATGCAGAAGAAAGAAGACAGGTAGCAGGATTTACAACATCTGCAAAAACTCGTCCTCTGATTATATCTAAATTAGATGAGTATTTTCGCAATAAAGAAGTAATAGTTCAATCGTTGAGATTAATTGATGAGTTATTTACTTTTATTTGGTACACAAATAGGGCTGAGGCTATGAGAGGTTATAATGATGACTTGGTTATGGCATTCTCAATTGGATTATGGGTTAGGGATACCGCTTTAAGATTAAGACAAGAAAGAATGGATTTAGCAAAGGTTGCAATAAATTCCATTTCTACAACAGGATTTTCTATGGGTTCAGCAAATGAAAGAATGAGAGCTAATCCGTATGAAATGAATATTGGTGATGGAAATGAAGATATAAGGTGGTTACTCTAATATTTATATGTATGAAAATCTTAGTAGAAAATATTGAAACAATAAATGAAGGGTTAAGATACCATCAGAATGTGGGAACACCTATTCACGAATCAATTTATAGATATGGATCCTCTAAATATTTTGAAATGTTTAAGAGTGCAAGAGAGCTTTATAAAGAAAATAAATTAGTTTTGGAAAATGCTCAAGATAAATGGTTTGTTGCTGAAACTGATTTGGGTGAAAAAGGAATTTTTGAAGGTAAAGAAGTTTGGTTAGATTTTCCTATTTTAGAAGCTGAACATAATGGAGAAGAGGTTGAATTGAATAAACCTAAGAAAGGTGGGCCTAAAAAATTCTATGTTTATGTAAAAGATGGGGATAGTGTTAAAAAGGTAACATGGGGTGACACAACTGGTTTAAAAGTTAAAATCAATAACTTAGAAGCGAGTAAGGCTTTTGCATCTAGGCACAATTGTGATACAGAAAAAGATAAAACATCTGCCAGATGGTGGGCGTGTAATCTTCCTAAGTATGCAAAGCAATTAGGATTATCCGAACCTGCTTATAGATATTGGTAAAAATAGTTGGAAAATTGAATAATTATTCATAAATTCGGTATGGATGAAAAGTATTTGGATGTTTATATAAACGATACTAAGAGATATAGGTTATTTAAAGGAGATGTTGATGAGAGGGAATTATTGTGGCATCAGGATGAGTGGGATAGGAAAATTTTGGTTTTAGGCGGAAAGGATTGGAAAATTCAATTAGATGATGAGTTACCAATTGATTTAATAGAAGGTAAACAAATTGAAATAAAAAATCATAAGTTTCATAGAGTTATTAAAGGAAAAGGTAATTTGATTATCAGAATTATAGAAAATAAATAAAATGGCAGAACAAAATAATAATTCGTTTTTCGAAAGAATGAGAAAATTATTCTCTACTAATGTAATTGTTAGAAGAGAAGATGGGAAAACGAAAGTTGTAGATACCGAAGGTAGTCAAGCGTTATCTAATTTAAAAACTATTAAGGATAGATTTTATAAATTACAAACTGGATATCAGTATAATGCTTTACAAACACAGCTCTCTTATCAGACAATAAGAAGAGAGTTATTTTTGGATTATGATGCAATGGATCAAGACCCAATTATTGCATCCGCATTAGATATTTACGCTGATGAATCTACAACCAAAAACGAATTTGGAGATGTATTAACAATTAAAACTTCTAACCAAAATGTCAAAGAGGTTTTACATAACCTTTTCTATGATATAATGAACATAGAATTCAATCTTTGGCCGTGGATTAGAAATCTTGCAAAATATGGAGATCAATTTTTAGTATTGGAGATTGTTGAAGGAGAAGGTGTTGTCAATGTATTCCCTCAATCAGTATATCACACACAGAGAACTGAAAACCCACATGACCCATCTAGAATCAATAGACATGAAACCGGTATTAAGTTTACTGTAGATCCTGATTACTTAGGTAAAAAGGAATACGACAACTATGAGATGGCTCATTTCCGTTTGTATTCTGATACAAACTATTTACCTTATGGTAAATCGATGATTGAAAACGCAAGAAGATTGTGGAAACAAATTACATTGATGGAAGATGCGATGATGATACATCGTATTATGAGAGCACCGGAAAAAAGAATATTTAAAATTGATATAGGTAACATTCCTCCTCAAGAGGTTGATAACTATATGCAGAAGATTATTAATAAGATTAAGAAAACTCCATTCCAAGATCAAAAAACAGGAGATTATAATCTTAAATATAATATGATGAATATCACCGAAGATTTCTTTATGCCGGTGAGAGGTGGAGATAGTGGAACTCAAATCGATACACTTAGTGGATTAAATTATTCTGCTGTTGAAGATATTGATTACTTAAAAGCTAAGTTGTTTGCGGCACTTAAAGTTCCAAAGGCGTTCTTAGGATACGAAGAGGATATAAATGGTAAGGCTACATTAGCAGCAGAAGATATTCGTTTTGCTAGAACTATTGAAAGAATTCAGAGAGTTGTAGTATCTGAATTAACACAGGTTGCAATTGCTCACTTAATAGCTAATGGATTTGAAGGAATGGAAGCAGTTGATTTTTCATTAGAATTAACTAATCCATCAACAATCTATGAGCAGGAGAAAATAAACTTATGGACGGAGAAGGTAAGATTAGCAACTGATATGAAAGCATTGAAAATGATTTCAAACGATTGGATATATAAAAACATATTCAAACTTTCTGATGATGAGATTGCTGAAAATAGAGAAGATGTTGTAACTGATACATTTGATTTAAATAGATTAACTAAAATTGAAAATGAAGGGGTTGATCCATACGAAGAGCAACCACAAGAGGAACAACCTACCGAAGAGCCTCAACCGGAACAGGCTCCACCTATGCAACCTCAACCCGAAGCACCTCAACCCGAAGCACCTCAGAATGAAGGGGAAGCTGTTGTAAGGGATAAATCTCAGACAAGTGCTGAGAATGGAAAAGAAGGGGGAAGACCAGCAGAAGCAGGTGATAGTGGAACTGATGAGAATGCATTTGGAAGAGACCCATTAGGTAAAGATGATATCACTCGTAACTTTGGAAGAGAGACTAGAAAGGAGAGATTAGTATCCAAATTAAAAAATGTATCTGAGAAAGAAAAATTTTTGAAAGATGCAATTAGAAAAAGAATTCAGTCGAGATATGAGAAAAAAAGTGGGAAAAAGGTATTAAATGAGGATATTGATACTCAATCGGATGATAGTGGTTCTTTATTAGATGATAAAAATATTTTAACGGATATCTAAAATATAGGTAATCCTAAGTTATTTAATATTTATATTATGTAAATATTTACATATATAATAGTAAAAACAGACGCTTGTAATGAAAGTTAAACACTCAAAGTTTAAAAATACGGCTATTTTATTTGAATTATTGGTAAAACAGATTACCCAGGAGGTATTATCTAATTCAACTAAAAACCTATCCGAAAAAATTATTAAGGAATTTTTCAATTCTAGAAAAGAATTGGCTAAAGAACTTAAATTATACAATTGGATTGTAAAGGAAAGATTCTCATCAAATGATGATGCTAAGTTATTCTTATCCGAAGTTATTGAGGAAAGAAAGAAATTAGATGAATCTAAGTTGGCTAAGGAAAAATATAACCTTATTAAAACTATTAAGGAATCCTATGAATTGGATAAGTTCCTTTCATCTAATTTACAAAACTATAAATTATTAGCTTCTATATATAAGGTGTTTGAAAGTAAAGCACACGGTAGAAAAGTAGAAATCAGAGATTATATTGATTCTAATAATACCATTTTAGAGCACATTACAAACGAAAGGTCAACAAAGAAACCTCAGGATAAATTATATGAGGAATTTAAAAAACAATCTGAAGATTTAAGATTATTAACATATAAATTATTAATCGAAAATTTCAATAGCAAATATTCTAATTTAGATGATTCTCAAAAAGGTTTATTAAGGGAATTTATCAATAATGTTTCTAATACATCAACATTTCCAAAATTCATAAGTGAAGAAGCAAAGAAAGCATTATCTGCTCTAATTGCAGAATCAAAAGATATTACTGATAAAGTAACTAAAATAAAAATTTCGGAAATGATAAAATTATTCAAATCCGATAAATTCTTAAAAGAAAATAGCGAAAAGCAGGTTTCAGTTTTAATGCTTACATACGAATTATTAAAGGAAATTAGAAATGTCAAATCAGCTAGAAGCATTAAAAAATAAAATTAAAGAAATACTCTCTGAATTAAAAGAAGAGGAGGAAGACCTAAAAAAAGAAGTAACCACAACAGGTGATGTTGCTGGTTATGATACTCCTAGAGCTTTCTCTAAGGATGGCAAGCATACATCAGATTATGTTAAAAGAATGGCATCTTTAACTGGATACACTTCACTTACCGAAAACCGATTCCACAAATTAAGATTAGATAATACCTTAACGCCAAATCAAAAGATAGGATTGGGTATTAGAGAAACTCGTAGAAAATTAGATGAAATTGAAAAATTCTTAGAGTGGTATGGTAAAATTAAAAAAGAAAATGCTATGAAAGGTGAAAATTTTTGGAAAAGAACTAATCACCATATTTATAGAATAAGAGAGAGGTTATCGAATATTAGTAAAAATGTGACCTATCTTAAAAAGTAATTTGTATGAAAATAACTAGAGAACAATTAAAAGCATTGGTTGGTGAGGTTGTACAAGAAGAAAAGGATTATCAATCTTTTTTTCAGGCTATGCTTAAAAAGCATGGAGTAGATTCACCCGCTGATTTCCAATCTGATGATGAAAAGAAAGACTTTTTTAATAAAGTTGAAAAGGCTTGGAATGGTGTATCTGAGAGATTAAAAGAAATCCATAAAGAAGCAGCATCTGATGTGAATACTGCAAATATACCAGCAGGAATAGCAACTAAACTTGATCAGGCAACTGATAGAATGAAAGATGCTAAGATAAACAATCAACAAAAATTACAAATTATAGCTAGAGTTATCGATGCAATCGGTTTAGATAAAATGAATTTGGCGGCATCTTTAAATAAATTGAGAACTAAGATGGAGATGACTGAGGAAGAAATGACTCAATACCAACAAGTTTTCAAAGGTGTAATGGATAAATTTGGAATTAATTCGCCTGCTGAACTAGATTCAGATGAAAAAAAGAAAGAATTCTTTAATGCGGTTGATAAAGCATATCCAAATGAATCAATAAACGAAGCAACTTTAGAAAAAGGAACTAAATTAAGATATGAGAAAAATAATTTTGTTGTAGATTATGTTGTTGATAAAAAATATATTGGAAGAGATGGGTATCCTAAATACATACTTAAAGTTGTAAAATCTAATTATCCAAACAAAATCAAAGTTGGTTCTACTGAAGAGTATGAAGATGCTAGATTAACAGGATTGATTAGAAATAGAGTAATGACGTTTGTAAAGAATGAATCAATAAACGAAGGAAGATACGATGCAGATTTAGATAAAGTTGAAGCAGCGGTAACCGCAGCATCTTCATTTATGGGAGTTGGCGCTGAATTAAAAAAAGCTGGTATCAAATATACTTTCGTAACTGAGATGATTCCAATGTATATGATTCCTGTTCCTGGAAATACTATTGCAATTTGTAATAAAAAATATGCAGCCGGAGCAGAAAGAGAAGTAAAGGATATGGCAATTGGATTATTAAAATAAATCACTTAGAATGAAATCACTTTTAATAGAGACTAGATTATTTGAGGGAAAACTTAACGAAGACGAAAACGGTGTAGTTTTGGTTAAAGGTGTGTTACAAAGAGCAGATGCACAAAACCAAAATGGTAGAGTGTATCCTAAAGAAATATTAGAAAGAGAAGTTGAGAAGTATCAACAGCTTATAAAAGAAAAAAGAGCATTAGGAGAATTAGACCATCCAGAATCCTCAGTTGTATCGCTTAAGAATGTTTCTCATAACATTAGAGAATGCCAGTGGAATGGAGATGATGTAGTGGGCGTAGTAGAAATACTTCCAACTCCATCTGGAAACATTCTTAAAGAATTATTAAGAGCTGGTATTCGTTTAGGTATTTCTTCAAGAGGTATGGGTTCAGTAGAATCTATGGGAGGAAACAAAGTAAAAGTTGGAGAAGATTTTGAATTAATAGGATGGGATTTTGTATCTAACCCATCAACACAAGGAGCATTTATGGAATCCTTAAATGAATCAGTAAAGTTAGAATTAAACGAATCTATTGGAACTGATGTATGTGGTGATTGGTGTAAAACTCAACACTTAATAAGAGAAATAATCGAAGAGTTATCCTAATATGGCGGAAAGGTTATTAATTAAAGTTGCAAAGGGTTCATCACAGGATGAGCAACAAAAGAATTTAGAAAAGGCATTAAAGGTATTAAAAAATAAGTTTTTTAAGACAGGAATGCAGCAAGAATTAAGAGATAGAGCGGAATATTTAAAACCTTCCGTAAGAAAAAGATTGGAAGTTGAAAAGGCTAAGCGAAAAAATAAATTTAATTTTCTTTAGTTTTCTTTAACTTCTATATATTTATAGATAATTGATTCGAATACCTCATCACTTTTTTATATGAGGTCACCCTATAATCAAGTAATATCATTTGGACACACTTTCATTAGTCCAAGCAAATTCACAAATTTAAGATGAATAGCAAATTGTTAAAAGAAGCAATTGCAGACGCTAAAGCCGTTAGAGAAACCGCGTTGGCTAATGCAAAAATCGCTCTTGAAGAAGCATTCACTCCTAAACTTCAATCTATGCTTTCTAGAAAATTACAAGAAGAATTAGAAGGCGAAGAAATGAAAGAAGAAGATGAGGTAGAATTGACTCAAGAGAATGATGTATCTTCTGAAATCGGTGGTGGTGATAACAAACAACCAGCAGCAAAAGCTTTCGATTCAGCAGCAGAATCAGATGAATTAGCAGCAGCAGATGTTGATAAAATTTCTGCAGAAGTTGGT